AATGATAGAATACACTGGGAAAAGAGACGCGGCACCCAACAACAAGCAATTGACTACTGCAAGAAAGACGGACAATTCAAAGAAAATGGAACAGCAAAAGAACAACAACAAGGAAAACGGACTGACCTCGAACTTGTTCGAGAAGAACTACAAAAAGGAACTAATATGCGGCATATTAGCAATACATACGGTTATCAATGCATAAGATACGCGGAAAAATGGCTAACATATAATGAACAAAAGCGAACAGAAAAGCCCACTGTTACTTGGATATGGGGTGACAGTGGTGCTGGCAAAACAAGGCAAGGGTATACCCTTGCTACTGGAGAAATATATGTCAAAGACAATACAAAATGGTGGGAAGGGTATGATAAACAGGAAACTGTTATATTAGATGACTTTAGAGGGGGACAAATGCAGTTCAATGAACTGTTGAGACTATTAGACAGATACCAACATCGAGTTGAGATCAAAGGAGGTAGTCGACAATTTGACTCCCCAAATATTATAATAACATCGATAAAGCATCCAAAAGAAACTTACAAATTCTTGGACCAAGAGGAACCGTTAGAGCAACTGCTACGACGGATAGACAACATTATACATTTAACAAACCCAAAAAAAATGGAAACAAAAGTGGATCAACCTGCATGTGCAGGAAAAGAAATAACTTATGACTCGGATGACCTTAAAAGTGAATCCGAAACGGATACAGAAGTCGGGGGTAATACTAGGACCCCGACTTCTCCTAAAAAGAAACTTTTAAATAAAAGACATAGACACTTACCAATTAATAAAAAAAATATAAGTCAATATAAGACTAATAAATGGAAAGTGCCTCGCGATAATAATACGGAAATCCCTGAAAAGTTTGTCGACGATGTCACTAACAAGTGTTGGTAACTGTACGGTAGTTCAATATGATCAAAAATGGGAAAATGAAACATACTCAACTACCCCCAAATGGGGGGGGTTACTAAAATAGTCTTTAATGTGTATAACACATATTAAAGGCCGAAGGCTGGATCAATTTTTCTTAATTAGATCTGGTTGTTCAGAAGGAGTTATATAAAGACGACGAATCGCCTCAAGAGCCTCTTCAATAGTCTGACCATGCTGAATAGGTATAACAGGTGTTTCAGAAACCATGTCAACAGGATACTGGAACCGCTTAACAGCATTAGACTGATGCTTCAATGATAATCCTGAATCATCATCTTGAATACGACCATAGAACCGCGCATAGAAACGCCATTCTATGTTATAAGAGATCTTAGAAGCTCCAATAGAGCTTAAATCATCTTGAGTTGAATAATAATACTTTGGCACCATAAGATTATCAATGCCAAAAGCTGTCTCAAGAATATCTTTCAACAGATGAGTAGGGGAATTCCAAAGTGCCTTAAAATCAGCTGTAGGAACAAAACGACGAACACTCTTAGGTACATACCAAACAAATTTCACACTCTTCTTCTTCGAATTAAGAGATAACGTTTTAGAACCCACAAGATCACGCATGTTTTGATAGGACATTTGGGAAGTATTAGGATAGATATTACAACTATCCAAAAAAGTATACATGGAGACATTTCCGCCAATAGCTTGAATAGGAGTAAGGGCTCCTGCTCCAAAAGCAGAGAAATCTTTAACTACTATAGAAAAGCCCAAGGGCATTACCTGGGCATAATTGTTAAGATTATCATTAAAAGATTTATCAGAAACAGAGTTCCTAAAAACATCACTATATATAGGATAAAACTCTATCTGAGCACTTGCATCCCGGGTCTGCTGAGACACATTCAAAACTTTAGAGAATTGATATGGCTGCACACCCTTGAACCTACGCTTAACTATACGCTTGGCTGGATTACGTCTACGACGGTATAAACGCCTAGAACGAAGAGCTGGTGCTCTATATTGCAAACGCCTAGTAACAAGTCGCTTACGTATATACGGGCGACGACGAACTAAACGACGACGATAGTACATATTAAATTATTGTATCAATATTTATCTTCTGGAAAATAATACAATTAATAAATGGATCGATCAAGTCGAAACTGGTGTTTTACACTAAATAACTATACCGAACATGATCTTGTACGCCTAGACGATCAAGATATGCTCAACTATACATACATATGCTATGGACTAGAAGTTGGAGAGCAAGGCACCCAACATGTCCAGGGATATGTTGAATTTAAAAGCCCTAAACGGCTAAGTGTACTCAAAAAATTCAATGATAGAATACACTGGGAAAAGAGACGCGGCACCCAACAACAAGCAATTGACTACTGCAAGAAAGACGGACAATTCAAAGAAAATGGAACAGCAAAAGAACAACAACAAGGAAAACGGA